TCGTTGGCGGTTGCGGCCAGGATGTAGCCGGGCTGGGTGCTGTCGTCAGCAATGCTGAAGCTGATGCCAGAAGCGGCCTTGAAAGTGGGGATTTGCTTTTGCGCATCCGACTCCAGAAACTGATAAGTCAGAAACTGCTGGTCGCCGCCGGTGGAGCTGCTGGTCAGGATTTGCGCCAACTGGGTCCAGCCGGTGATCTTGCGCACGCTACCGGTGCCGCCCGATGCCGGGTAAATGCTGGTCAACGAGGTGTCGATGCCCTCAAACGTGGCCGAGGTAGAAGCAGCCGCCGACAGGCGCACGATCTTGTTGGTCAGGCGTGACCAGCCGCTGGTGACCTCCAGAATGTCACTGGCGGCGTAGGTGTTGGTGGCGGTGGTGGCCACGGCCGGCAAGGCATTGGTCAGGGCCGACATGGCCAGCGAGGCGGCATAGCCGGAGGCGATGGCTACAGTGGAGCCGTTGGGTACTGATACAGACATGATGGTGTCCTTTAAGGGTTGATGACGTCAGGGTTCAAGGGATTCAAAAGGTAGCCCAGGCGCCATGTCTGGTGCCGGGTGGCCATCAGGCGATCACCTTCACCATGGATGACTGTTTGGCTCTCGGCTAGCACCACGGCGTAGCGGCACAGGTTTGCCAGCGAGCTGCTGCCAGCCACCAGCTTTTCAACTTGCAGCCCGAAGGCGCGGGCATCTGCCGGTGCGGTGCTGGTGGCAGCCAGCACGCAGGCCACGCTGGCGCGGGTCTCACGGTGCTGGCTGGCATCAAGCATGACGGTCTCAACGGTCTCCCCGCCATCCTCTTCAATGAGGATCGCGGGCAGCTCGCTGGCCTGTAATGGGTCGGCCCGGTCCAGGAAGACCCGCGCACCCGCCACCGTGCTGCCACCCGCCAGCAAAGATTGCAGGGCGTTGAAAACTTGTTGTTGCGCGTGCAGGGCCATGGCGTCAGGTCCGTAGTCTTAAGGTGGTGATACCGGTGCCGTCCGGCATGGTCTCGACCACTTTGTAGGTAACAGCGTTGACCACCAGCGGCATGCCGACCACAGCGCCAGGGACGGCGCTGGTGGCCAGCATATAGCTGGGGGCGGAGGCCGAGCCGCCATACTCTTGGTCTGCATAGCCGTTGCTGAACACGCCAGACACCGGGGCGCCATTGAGCAGCGCCGACGTTGCCAGCTCGGCCGCGTTGAAAAAGACGGATAAATCTTCGGCAAACATGACTGGTGGCTTGGTCGGGCTGCTGCTTGGCTTGTTGCCTTGCTTATGGCTTAGGCAACGGCAGTGGTGATCAGGTAGCCGGCAGAGGCCGACGCCAGCACCGGTGCCTCGGCCCGTGTCACCGGGTAGACCCACGACTTGCTGTTGCGGTCCAGGTACGGCTCCTCGGCCATCGGGTAGCCGTTGAGGTTGTAGGTGTAGCCGTAAGACGGTGCGCCCATGTCGGCCACGCTGCCTAGCTCGGTGTAGGCGATGACGACAAACTTGCCCCAGACATCGGTAAAGGCGGTGCCGGCATCGTTGGAGTAGATGGCGTCACCGACCAGCACGCGTTGCACACCCATCAGGGCGGCCATGATCTCGACCGTGGCCACATCGCGCCCGGTGTACTTCAAGCGGTCCACGATGACCGGGTGCTGGCGCAGCTTGGCAAACACCTGGGCGCCCATCACGATGGTGTTGGGGCGCTTGCCGGTGGCGGCGCGGATGGCCTCCTTGGCGGTCTCGATGTTTTGCAGCGGCTGGCTGACGCCGGTGTAGTCAGACCACTGCGCCGTGCTGGTGAGCGTGGTCTTGTTGCCAGAGGCATAGGTGCCGGCGGTGCAGGCAATGTCGGCAGCCGCTTTTTCAAGCCGCAGGGCCATGATGTTTGACACTTTGCGTACGGCCATGGCGGCATGGTCAATGCCGGGGCCGTTGGCGCCTTCTTGCAGCACTTCGATTGGCACCTGGCCCTCGAGGCTGTAGTCCACCAGCGCATAGCTGGAGCCGCTGTAGCCAAACTGCACGCGCTTGGTGTTGGCGCCAGGGGCACGGGCTGAGCCGTACAACATGAAGTCTTCTTTGCCGAAGGTCACGATATTGCCGCCGCGCAGCGGCACGGAGACTTGCGGGAACAGGCTGGAGGCGACCAGGTCGGTGTTTTGATAACCCTGTGCAATGGTTGACAGGACGGGGTCAATGAGGCGGGCGCCGGAGGGAGTCATTTGGGACATGATGTGTTCCTAAATAGTTTGGATGTGGGGTGGGCCGGATCAGTTGGGGATGATCAGGACTTCGATCTCGTCGCCCGCGGCACCGGCAGCGGTCAATGCGCGGCCAATGGCCACGCCAGCCGACTTGGTAACGACCTGCGTGACGGTGGTGTGCACTTCGACCAGGGCGCCAGCGGTAATGGCAGCGCCGGCGATGGCTTTGGAGGTGCCCAGCACAGTGGCGGGGTACAGCGTGCCGGTGCCGGCCACTGTGACCTGGGAGAAACCGACAGCATTGCCGGCCGCCGTGGTGACGGCGCCAGTAGCCAAAACAGGCTGAAACTGCGCAATGGCAGCGGTGGACGTGAGGCTGATTTGCAGCACGGAGATTGCGGATGCGGCCATGGTTGTGGCTCCTTAAACGGTTTGGACTTGCTTGATGGCAGCGACGTAGTCGGTGCCGGGATGGGCGGCCATATAGGCCTTGGCTTTGGCGTCGAGATCGGCGCGGCTGTCGGCCTTGGGCTCGACCGCTGCGGTAGGCTGCAGCGGCAACGGCGCCGGGGCGTCTGAGGCCAGGGCGGCAGCCGCGGCGCTGCGGCTATTTTTCTCGGCGGCAAGCACGGCCATGGCGGCGTCGCCGGCGGTGGATTTGCCGTCAAACTTAAGCGAGGCAATCAGCGCCTCATGGCCGGGGATGGCCTGGCCTTCAATGGCCTGGATGCGTTCGCGCTCGGCGCTGGCGCCCTCGGCCTGGATGGCGGCAAGCACGTCAGGCGCTTCAGCCGCGAGTTGTTCACGGGTAATGGGCATTGCTGCTCCTTTTGGTTGGGTTTGGGGTTGCGCAACACCGGCGCGACTTGGGCTGGCGCCCATGGAGGGGCCGCTGCTGCGGCTTGCGTTGAGCTGCTGCACCAGTGCGCCGAGGGTAGAAACACCGTCTACCAGCCCTGCGTCAATGGCTTGCTGCCCGATGAAAATGCGGCCATCGGCCATGTCTTGCAGCACCACGTCGGTGCTAACGCCCCGGTTGGCGGCGACAGCCGAGACAAACAGGCTGTAGGTGTAGTCCACCTGGTCCTGCATGGTCTGGCGGCCTTCTTTGCTGAGCGGGGCGTAGCTGCTGGCAATGCGTTTGTACTGGCCGGCAAAAATCTCGGTGGTCTTGATGCCGGCGCTGGCCTGCGCCTTGCTGATGTCGGTGTGGGTTGCCACCACGCCGATGGAGCCGACCACGGTGGTGCTGTCCACCACGTAGACTGCATTGGCGGCAGAGCCAATCCAGTAAGCGGCGCTGGCCATCGTGCCGCTTGCCAACGTGACGATAGGTTTAGTTGAGTTGGAGACAGCAGAGGCCAGCGTTTCGGTGCCGTCCACGGTGCCGCCAGGGCTGTCGATGGACAAAATGATGCTGTGCACGGCGGGGTCGGCCATGGCAGCGGCCAGGTCACGCGCCACCAGCTCGGTGCTGACGCCGCCGCTGATCTGGCTAAACAGGTTGGCCCGCTTGGCGATGACGCCCTCGACCGGCAGCACGGCCACGCCATCGATGATGTTGTAGGGCTGCGGCTCATTGGCCAGCGGGCGGCCGAGGCGTTTTTCAACCGCCTCGATGTCGATCTTGTCGCCGCGGAGGTGGGTGGCGTAAATAGCCTGAATCTCCAGCAGCTTGGCCGGCTCTATGGCCCATGGCGCGGTAAGAATGTCGAGCACTTTCATGTGCCTGACTTTAGGCATTGCCCTGTGTGTCAAATAGGGCGAAATGGCACGACTTTTTTATTCAGCCTGGCACAGCAGCAATATTTCGTCTTCCTGTTTGCGCAGGGCTGCCATGCGGCGCTGGCGGGCGTGTTTTTGTGCCAGCGCTGGGTCAACAACCGGCAGGGCGGCGCCACGGCGCAGCTGCTTGAGGTAATCGCTCAAGCTGATCTGGGTGCCGGGGCCGGAGCCGACAACGCCGGGGCGGAACTCAAGCGAGGGCGGATTGATGTTGGAAGCGGCATCAATCAGGCCCTGCACCGCCGCCGCAATGGCGCTCAAGGGGAACAGGCCCTGCAGGGCTAGATTGAGGGCATCAATCATGCGGTGGTGACCGTGGTGGTGGTGCCATCCGACGCC